GCTAAATTGATGCGATTGTAGGTCAAATCCTCATCGTGGTGCAATGCACCCATATAACCCACGTTAAAGCCATCCTCTTTCTCGATGTCCTCCCATTGCCCCCTACGGGTATCGATGGCGTTAGGCAGTACCCAGATGGGGACATACGGATTCTCCTTTTGAATCTTCTCAGCGAGGTATGCGTTGGTCGTATGAATCTCATCCGCTATCTTCAGAGTCCAGATAATGTCTTGTGTCTTCTGAGCGTTGCGGTTTGCGTGGCTACGGGGTAGCACCCACCAGTCATCGAGGTCGAGGATGAGCTTGATATTGTTCTTAAGCAGCATTGCTTTGAACGCACGGTGGTTCTTCGAGCTTACGCCACGATTGACCACGAGGTGAGTCATCACGTCCTTGTACTTGTCAATCTCATCAAGCTGCCCGAACTTGACTAGGAAACCCCGCATCAGCAGGTCTTCATATGGTATCTGGAGTCGGTGGTAGAATACGCCACCTTGTTGGCCTGCTACAAAAATCATCGTACTGAGTATCTACCGAAGTTCGGGTTATTTTTCTTGCTAAAGATAGCGTATCTCGCAGCATCGATAGCGTGGTTAAAAGCATCGATTGGCTTGTTCAAGAGGTTGCCATTCTTATCCTCCACCCATTTGTAGTTGCGCATCTCCTTTTCTAGATTGCTGCTACGTGGGGTGATAAATAGCTTGTAGCGTTTCATTATGTCGATTCCTGCATTCACCGAGTCTGGGCCTTTGGTCGTGGGCTTGATGTTGAAGCCCCTGCGGTATAGCTCCTCGATACTCTTGGGCTCTGCGCTATCGGCATAGACCTCGCTCCTTCTGTCGATGCCAAGAGACGTGAATACGTTGGCGATGTCGTTGTTGGTCATCCCTGTGCGGTATACCAGCTCATCGAAGTAGAGGTTCCCTTGTGATTCGTATGCTGCTACCAAAGAGGTTGGGTCATTGGTGAATCCAAAGTCAAGGCCATAGGCCAAGAGCTTTGCGTTCTCAGGCACCTCCATCGTTCCGAACTGGAAGATGGTGGCTCTGCTCATACCACGCTCACCCAAGCCGTAGATGCGCCAGTAGTCCTCATCGGTTTCCTTCAGGCGTTCAATCTCTGCTCGGATGCTGCTATCGAGGAACGGGTTGTCAAGGTAGGTGGTCTGGTAGAAGTCGCAGTCATCACGTGGCACCACCTTGTCGTAAATCCAATGAAACGCATCAGATGGATTGTAGTCAAGGATTGCCCTGCCTTCGGTACGCAGGATGAGCTGCTGCCAATCCTCATACGTTAGCTCGTTGGCCTCGTTGATGTAAAGCAGGTCACGCTTACGGCCTCGTATCTTCTGCGGTTGGTCAAGGCTTATGAACTCTACGAGGTTGCCGTTGAGGTAGTATTCGTGGTTTGACTTGTTATGGTACTCCTCTCGGTATAGGTCGTGGCTACGCAGTATGTCAAAGAAGTCACGCATCACCGAAGCACGAAGCGAGGGGAATGTCTTACGGCATATCGTGATGGTCTTGTCCGTATGTTGGTCGGTATAATAGAAAATCACCCAAAGCAGGATGTTGTATGTCTTCCCACTCCGAGTACCGCCCTGCTCAACGACTATCTTCTTGTCGCTGCGCTTGAGGTGGTTGAATACCTTATTGGTCTGAATCTTCCCCAAGCACCTCTATTTGGAACATCTTGCCTGATGCTACCTCTACCTCTTGGCGTTCTATGTACCCACGCTTCTTGCCCTTTGTCTTGAGAAAGAAGATGGTGGCGGTTGAGTTGCCTTCCTTTATCTGCTTGTGCAGTTGGCTTTCTGCGAAGTCAAGTGCTACGTCTGATAGTGCTTCAACTGCTGCTTTGTAGTCGGAATCCTCACGCAGCCATCGGTAGTGCGTTTCTCGTGAGATGTCAACCGTCTTGCAAGCAGAGGTAACAACGCCTAAAGATTTCTCTAAAGCCTCAAGCATTGCCTTTTTAAGGATGTCATTATTTGCCATACGGCTTGCCGTTTATTTTGATTTCAAGTGATGGGTCAAGTTTGTGCATTCGGTCTACAATCACTTGGCAGTACTTCGGCTCAAGTTCCATACCGTAGCACTTACGACCAAGCTGATGAGCTGCAACCATAGTAGAACCACTACCGAGAAAAGAATCCATCACAAGACCACCATCAGGGCAGCTACTTTTTATGGCTCGCTCACAAAGCGGAATGGGTTTCGGGGTAGCGTGGCCGCCTTCACTTCCATCCTTCTTGTGACGTGGGAAGTGCCACACGTTGTTCATATTGTCGTGCGTGTTGTTGAAGTATGTGCGAGTCTTGTAGTATTCTTGACGTACCGCATCATAATCCTTGTTTGCAAGCTCGTATTCTTCACGTAGCTTGTCGTAGTCCTTGTGGAAAGCCGAGCCTTTGGCAGCGGCTCTAATTGTTTCGTAATGCTCACGTGTAGGGAAGTGCCATTGACTCTTGCTGAAATAGTGCGTGGCTGATGTCTTGCCTGTCATCTCAACAATGTCAGAAGAAGACCACCCCATCCTGTTGCGTTGAGTCAGCAGATATTCACGGATTGGCTCAAAGCCTTCAAAGTAGTTGTCTTTGTTGGTGTTGAACTCCTGACTTCCAAGCATAGCAAACAGACATTTTTCATCTGCCGTTGCGAAGCTGCGCACCGTATCTGACTTCTGGCTTTGACCATTTCCCTTATCCCACGTCAGAAGGTTTCTGAATGATAGCTTTCCTTCTTTTGCGTATGGCTTTAGGATGTTGCTATATATGTCCATCAAAGGCTCATCAATACCCCAACAATACCAAGAGCCATTCTCTTTTAGGTTCATAAACTGAACGGGAATCCATTGCCTGTTGAACTCAAGGAGGTCATCGTAATTGAGGTTGTCATTTAGAACACCATCGTTCTCCTTCTTCATTCCGTATGGTGGGTCGTTGTGAGCAAGGTCAGCCTTCTCCCCATTCATAAGCCGAGCCACTTGGTCGCTATCGGTAGAGTCCCCACATAGCAGTCGGTGTTGGCCTATCTCTATCAGGTCACCTAATACGATGTCCGTTTGTATTTCGCTTGGTGCTTCGTAGTCATCCTCCTCCGCTTCAAGTACAGGCGTATTGTCAAACGGAAGCTCAAGCCCCCAATCCTCTAACGCCTCTACGTCCCATTGGTTGGCGAGCAAGTCCCAATCCCATTCTCCGAAGCCTACGTTGTCTTTGATTATGAATTCCGCCTGTTGCTGCTCGGTTAGGTTATCCGCTACGATGATAGGCACTTCTTTCAGCCCTGCTGCGATGCAAGCCTTTAGGCGCATATTGCCACCAAGCACCACCATATTGCTATCCACTACGATGGGGCGTAGCTCAAGCATCTCTGGGAACTCTTGGATGGACTTCGTTAGCTTCTTGAACTTGTCATCCTTGATGATGCGTGGGTTGGTGGGGTTAGGAATAACCTGCGAGATGGGTACTCGTTTCATAATTAAATAACTCTTTTAGAAAGGTGATGGTTGTGTGTTGCTTTTAGCATCTCTTTGTGTTGCTTTAAATCTCCGAATGCGTTATGGCAGGCTCGGCATAGAGCCATCAGGTTTTCAATGCGGTCAGCATCCTTGCTGCCGCCCATACCACGTGCCTCAATGTGGTGAATGTCTACGGCCTGTGCTTGGCATACCTCGCAAGGAATCCAGTCGGTCGTGTCATAGCCCATTCCTTTGAGGTAGACTTTGGTGTGGTTCTTCATAGCCCGCAGTATCCCGAATCGCAAGAGTTGAAGTCATCATCAAATAGCGTATGCTGCGATTTGTGTGCTTTGATTTTTGCGTATGTTGTTTCTTTCTTCCATTGCGCTCCGTGTTGTTCCTGCTCAATGAACCAGTCAAACTTATTGGGAGCTTTGTCGCTCATATGCTTGAGGAGCATTGGGCTTCGGTGGAAGCATCCCACGCAGTTGTTCATATAGGCAAAGCGTACAGGCTTGTCTTGCCAATAGGCTTCAATGGTGTCTTTGTAGATATTGTCTTCTATCAATGGGAACTCTGCTACACGATAGGCAACGTCTTTCCATTTGTTTCGGCTCTTGCTCTTTCCGACAATCACCTTTGCGTATTCAATGCCTTCAGTTTGACGTAGCAGCATACGCTGCGCTCGTTCCTGTTCGCTCGCACGAAAGCCCATACGCATCCTCACAGGTAGCTCGGTGTTATCGTATAGCCATTGGGTGATTGGCTTCACCTTTAGTTCAGTTGTGCAGTAGCGCATCATCACATTCGGAAGGTAGCGGTACTCCGTTCCATCAGGCTTTGTCCCTCTTGTGGAGGCAAGGACGTCCTCAAAGGTCTTGGGGCTTATCCATTGAATCTTGCGCCCTATGTATTGCTCAAGGTCAAGCATCGTGTAGATGATTTCATCTTGCTCAAGCGTTCCAATAAATTCGTGTCCTATGCGGTCGGATACTTGCTTCCTTATTGATGCATCTGGGAATAAACACTTCTCGCTATCGGTACGCACCAATGAGAATAACTCAATATCGGCAGGGTAGTGTACCGCCATATACGATGAGGTCTTACCTCCCGATAGTGAGTTTACCGTCTTCATCGCAGGGCGTTGTAGTAGCAAAGGTACGCCTCTACGCAGATAAGATTGGTTAGCCTTGTTGCTGCCTGTGCGAACATACCATCGGCCTCGTAGATGTTTTCAAAGCGTAAGCCCTTTAGTTGGGTTGGTCTGAACATAAAGGATGCGGTGTCTATGTTTCCGATTCTTGGTTCGTTTGTTGGTCGGAGCCTACCCTCCTGCCCCCAAGTAACAATACCAGCGTTCAGGTAGAGTAGGGATTCCAGCTGCTGGATGAACTTCGGGTGGAGTATGTTATCATCATCCAAGAAGTATACCCAGTCATTTTCGGTGAATGAATCTTGGTATAGGTCTAGGAACTCATTGCGTAGAGGGTTGCCCCAGTTGCCCGTGTGTCTGGAGTAGTGGGTGATGTTTGCTCCGCTTGGTGCTTTGTAGTCTGTCGAGGCATCCATCATCACCACCCACGTAAGAGCAGAGGGTATAGACTTACGGATTGTAGCGAGGTTCTCAGGGCGAGAGCAGGGGGTTACGATATAAAGCATCACAAGTAACCTTCTCCAGTTGGGCCATTGTGCCCGATGATATCCATACGCTTATTCCATTTCTCCTCGTTTAAAGCCCACTCCTCTTGCTTGACTTTGAGTTCTTCGTTTCTTGCCCAGTCACGCATAGCGTAACGCTCAAGATGTTCCACCCACATACGAGCAGCAACTGCCCTGCGTTGGGGTTTGAAGGGGTAGGTCTTGCGGAGGCGTGCCATTGCAATCCTCATAAATTGGTCTCTCATAGCGATAAGTCATTTTCGGTTAGTAATGAATGAAGCTTGTCTCTTGTTCCCTCGTAGGCCTTGTGAACCTCATCAGGCATTGAGTCAGGAGCGTACTTGGTATTGGCTCTCAAGAAGTGGTCAAGCTCCCAAATGATGTAGGCGTACTTGCCTCCGTTGACGGCCTTCTCAAACTCGTCTTGCTCATCGGGTAGGTTGTATTCGAGTGTTGCTTTCATTTCTATTTGGTGTTAAAGAAAAAAGACTCCGTTAATCAGGGCGATAGCTTGCCGCTTGCTGAAACCTAATGCGCCATAAGCGGGCGGAGTTCTCATTTCTCTTTCGTGTTAAAGGGTTCCAACAATCGTGTACGAGTCCAAGTCCTCACCCAAGATGAAGAACTGCTTGTAGAGTTCAATCGCCTCCATTGTCTTGCGTTCTCCCTCCTCTACGAATTCAGGGCTGATTCCGTAGATACCAATGTCAAGACTGCTCTTGTCAATGGCGATGAAGAAGAACTTGTCAATCGGCACACCGAACAAACGGGTGTAGATAAACGCTTGTACGTCATAACCATATCTGCGAGCTGAATGAGGGAAGGCACGCAGGTCTTGGGTACTTTTAAGGTCAGCCAAAAAACCATCTGCGTAGATGTCAGCCTTCGCCCTAAACGGCAAGCCGCCAATCATACCAATTTTTGGCACTTCAAACTCGCAGCCAGTAATCAGTCCTAATACGTTCTCATTGCGTAGCAGGGCATCTGCGATGCGTTGGGCTTCATTGTACTCCTTGCGGGTGCAGATGTTGCGCTTTCCTTTCGCCTCTTGCCACGCCTTTGCGTTCTTGCTTTGCACCTCAATCACCTCGTACTCCTCTACCTTGTGAGGCTCAAGAGCCATTAGGTGAACCAAGCGGCCTACGGCAAAGGCATCAGAGTCTTCGCTTCCGTACTTGGTGACGTAGTGGTAGGTTTTGGGTGAGGTCAGCAGCAGCTTGCAAGCCGATGATGATAGGGCATTCTTTGAAAGGTTGCCGTAGTAGAACGAGTCATCCTGCATCTTGGCAAGGACTGTCTCCATATCCCAAGTGCTGCCGTCAAGTAGTTCTATGATTTTCATTTGATTGGTTTTGATAAAGATAAGCAAAAATGTTTATTTGCAAAAGTTCCGCTGGTACCAGTCCTCGAACAAGACCTTCGGTGTTCCAGAGTCGTAGGCCTCTGCCATATTCAGGTACTCAATCAGCTCAATGTCTTTGAGCATTGATTCAGATAGGTCTAATGACTTCATCTCTCGCAATGTTTGGGCAATCGTTTTCATTCTTCAGATGCTACGTTTGTTGCCCAATTGATGTACGCATAATAAATCTGCGAGTCAAGTGCAGGCGGTGGGTTGTGAATAGATGAGGTCGGGTAGGCGGTAGTCATAATGTAACCATCAACATCCGCTTGCTCCTCGTGGTAGGTGATGTCCATCTCGTAGGAATAGAAGTCCTGTACGTGGTCATAGCCAAGCCAATTAGATAGAACTTGGTCAGAGTTCAGGTTGTCGGGGTCGTAGTCCTCAAACGCATCCCAGTAAGCTTGTGGCAGAACATCCTTGTCCTCAAGCCAGAACTTTAAATCTTGGTGGTCGAAAATCATAGCCCAACGATTTCAAGAGTCCATAGGTAAGCCCATACAACTACCGCAGCAGCGATGGCCTGAGCGATGAAGGTGAGTGTATTTTTCACGATGATTGGTTTTATTAAATTGATGAAAAATCTAATACTGCACGAAGCCCTTGAGATGTTATGGGCAGCCCTAATTCAGCAATAAGAGAACGAGTGACTAATTGAATGCGTGTTTCTAAATACGATTTGTCAGAATTGTAATTGCAATGGTCTTTCGTAAGACCTTGATACAAACTCTTTAGTCGTGCAAGCTCTTGCTGCTTTTTGACAATGTAGTCTAATTGTTCTTGTGTCATCT